CATTTCCTTGAATAGTTACGGTAGGCGGTGATCCTGAACTATAACCAGTTCCGCCATCTGTAACAACTATATTAGATAATTGTCCAGGATGCGCATTGTCTTGTATATTTTTTTGTTGTTGGAGAGTTGCATCTCCACTAGAAGTCTTTTGAAAATTTACGGGAATAAAGTTAGCTGATAAAAATTTATTTGCATTAAGAGCAGTAATGCCATATAAAAATTTCCAGACATATCCATCTGAAGTTTTAAATGGTTTTGTTATATCAACATCTGTGGGTTCAACTGTTGATATTTGAGTAACACCTTCTGAGTTCTTTGAAGCTTCTAAACATATATAAACATTATTAGAAGAATTAATAATATAGTATGCATTTGTAGGATACCCTGCAACTCTATCATCATAAGCATCATATACAGTACCAGATGACCATGTATTACGTGGAACAGTAAAAGTTCTATCTTCTGCAGTTTTTATTGATTGTAATGCATAAGTTGCTTCTCTTAAATCAAATCTATGATTTGCTGGTGTAGGAACATTTTCAGATCCATCCCATTGAAATGCTCTGCCTATACCTATATAGAAATTTCCATTACTTTGAATATCAGAATCCAATTCTAATAAAATTTTCTTTTTAAATACATCTGTTATTATTGCGCCTGCTGCCATTTTATTATCCTATTATGCTAAGGTTATTTCGCCTTGGTTACCTACAAGATACCAATTGGTGCCATCCCATATACATGTACAACCATCAAATTGAGCTAAAGCAAATGAAGTACCTTGAGCAAAATTAGATGGAGTTACCGTCATAGCACCTGCACCTTTATTTGTAAATATTTTATATTCTCCAACTGTTGTACCATCTGCTAAGCCAACTGCAAGTGCACTGCCTTTATTACCTATTATGTAAGTTGCTGCTGTACTTGCGTTACCATTAGCAGTTATAAGAGATGATGTAAATGCTGCTTTATTTAATTCTACAGATCCTGTACCTTTTGCATCTAAATTGATGTTTAGATTCGTTGCACTGCCTGTTGCTGATATAGTAGGTCCATTTGTACTTGCTCCATTTGCCAATGTTATTTCATTGACTGCAGAACCTGTAGCTGTCAGTTTAATTAATTCGTTGCCATTAGTATCATTTAAAGATGTACCAATTTTTGGAGATGTTAAAGTTTTATTTGTGATAGTTTGTACAGCTGAATCTAAAAGTAATGATCCACTAGCATTAGGAAGATATACCATTCTATCTGCTGTAGGTTCTGTAGCTCTAAGGAAAGTTTCATGCGCATCAGCATTACCTCCTTCAAACACCACAGCTGAGTCTTGAATAGTTATTTCAGTTGAAAGATTAGATCCATCAGCTCCTAACGCTGTATAAATCTCAGTAAAATTCGCATTTATTTTAGTACCAGCTTGTCGAAGAGTATCGCCTGTTCCATCATTCGCACTCGATCCTGTACTTATTACTTGTTTAGTCATACATATACCTATTAACTATTGTTCTATTTATATAATTTTTATGCACTATCATACTTAAATATGTTTTGATCCATTGTTTCAATTGCATTAGAGAAGTCTTTACCGCCTAGTGGTAGTAATGATGCATCACTGTCTTCATCAAATGTTGGTGAAGTTGGTTCCATAATTTCTGCAATATTTTCGTAACCAATACTAGCAAGATCCCCAAGACTTAATGATTGATAACGATCGATAGTATCATCTAATGTTTCTCTTAATGTCTTATGATCAGAATCTCTTAATGCAGTTAACAATGTAAATGGTGCAGATTCAAATACTTCTGCAGAATCTCCAAAGATCGGATCAACATTACCTGCTATTGATAATGGACCAGATAAATTTAAACTTCCAATACCATCTGTAGAAACCTGTCCTTGGAAGTACCATCCAGCTGGATGTACAAATTTTTTATAAAGTTCTTGCCAAGTTTGTGTTGCTAATCCAGAAGTTATTAATATTGAATATAATTGATATAAGAAATTGTTTCTAATAAACTTTTGATTCTCATATCCTATTTTAGATTCTCCTACAACAAATAAATCTTTCTTAGGATATGACACAATGATCTCTTCACCGAAGAATAATCTAAAGAATTCTTTTACTGATTCAACACTACCTTTTTTTCTATAGAATTTAGCTAAGCGAGTTGCAGCAAATCGAGGTTCAGTAAATATATCAGCTGCTGTAAGTTCATTACCAATCTCAAATATTAATTGATCTAAATTTTTTAAACTTGCAGCTTGGATGTCTCTATTTCTATAAAGGTTTTTAACTTCTTCATTAAAGTTATGAGTGGCTCCACTGCTATCATCTCCACCCATGAAATTATAATATTCATTTAAGAATGATTGTAATGTAGGAAAGTCAGTAGAGAAATATTCAGGTAAAGCCTCTTCAACTTTATCTGTTCGTATATTAATATCCCTACGATTATAATCAGTTAAAGTATTCGTCATGTTGTTACTACTGACTCAGTGTTTTGAAAATCAATTACTGGAGTAATTGTTAATAATGATGTATCAATGTCAATGATATAATTTCTTAAAGGTCTAATTGTGCTTTCATTTGCTGGAACTACACCAATCTTTAATACACCGTCATTTTGTACAGATGTTGGTAAGAATCCGACTAAATTAACTTTACCTGTTGATGGAGTAAAAGATCCAATATTGTCTACTAGAACTTGACTTGTATTTGCATTTTCTATTTGTAATGTTGTAGTATTTAATCTATTCCTGATAATACAACTTGCGTTATTAAAAGTAAATTGAGAAGATACTACTCTGTAATTAACATCATCAGCTGCAGCTATAGCCATAGGATATGCTAATTCGTATGAAGAAGAAGCAGAAGTTGAAGGAGTAATTCTTTGCTGAACTTTAATATTCATTCTCGAGTTTAATATCGCTGGATCTAAGTCATCAATATCTGCCGTAAGTAATGATCTTCTAAAAACTTTGTCAAATTTTTTCAAATTATTCGCAAAGAAAGTTGTTGTAAGAGATCTTATATTTTCTGCAGTTGCATTTGAAGTTGAGTTTGATAAATCTGGATCAAAATTAAAAAATACATCAAGTTCTAAAAAGGCATTTACTGGATCAACATAGAATGCTTCAACTCCAGTTATTGCTAAAGACTCTACTAAGTTTTCTGTTATTTGATTTTTAATTTCCGTTTTCTGCGTATCACTCAAACTGCTTACAAAATTTAATCCTACATATACAGCATTATATTTTGGTGGAACATTATCTTGACCACCCCATGCAGTAACATCAGTAATATTAGACCCATACTTAGATAATATCTGAGATTCATAATCTTTTGCTGTCACTAATCTTTGCTGTGAAGAGAAGGCTGTTCTTGCATTCAATCTTACTGATTCAATACTTTCTCTACTAGCACCACCCGCTGAATTTGTAAGTTTAGTTGGTATAACGTCAAAAGCTCCAATTCCTGATAAGTTAAGTTTATTCGGTGCTGAAAATATTGTTCCGCCGTTTGCTACATCTCCACTTGAAGAAAGATAATTAGCCACGATTCTTTCTCCAGCTGTAGGAGCTTGACCTGTAACTGAACCGTCTCCAAAAGCAAGTTCATAGAATCCGTTAGGAACTTCTTTTACTTCGAAATGTCGGGAAGCTGTAGTAATAGCAACTGCATTTTTTAAATTTGTATATGTATTAAAACTTGTACTAGTCGAAGTTTCAAAAACATCGACTAATAAAGTATTTGTATCTATTGTGATATCTGGTATAACATATATCTGTCTTTCATCAGTTTCTCCAACAAAAAATGTTTTAGTTCTCTCTTCTCCTTCAAATATAGTTAGGATCTTAGAACCAGTGGAAGTTTGAAATTCATAAACTCCATTATTATTAGTGGCTGTAAAATTTTCTCGTGTTTGAAATGTGTATGAAACCTGATCAACTACAGTTGTAAATTTAGTACCTCTCGGTAAAGTTACAACTGAGGGTCTGAGTGAAGGATCTGATATTGTAATCTGAGCGTTAATTGTCGCAGAAGATGTAGTAATTGATCGTGGTTCATATCCTAGAGCTTCTGCGTGAGATACTACTGAAGATCTTAACTGAGCCGTATCGAGAAAAGTTTCATTCAGAGCAAAGTTTGCAGTCAATCCATTGAAGTGAGTATTATATGCAAGTACATCGAGTATATTTGATAGTCCACTTGCTTCAAAATCATATGATGAAAACTCGCTTTTTGATTTTAAAAATGTTTTTAGATTTGATTTAATCGTATTAAAATCTAAAGCTGTTGATTTAATTGTAGTTGCCATTTATCTTAACCTCGCTAAGGATACTGTAATTGATACTTGTTCATCTAGACTCACAACCTTAAAAGTAACTGTAACTCGAATATCATTGTTATCCGGCATAGCAATTGCTTCAACATCTAAAACTTGAGCTCTTGGTTCAAAATTTTCGATTGCTAAACGAACTTCTGATTCGATATCTTCTTCGTTAATACCATCGTTGAGTTCGAATAGAAAGTCATTAAGGTTTCCACCAAAGAAGGGATTGAACGGTTTTTCACCATAGTTTGTCAAAAGCAGATTCTTAACGGCTTGTTTAACGTCGGCTACGTTTTGTTTTTTAAATACATCGCCGTCTGGTTTCTGAGCGAAAGTTAAATCAACATCTGAATAAACACGACGACGGCCAGAGACGAGACTTAATCCCTGTTGGTTACCATCTTCGATTGAATGTACACGTAAGACCATATTTATATTATATCCCTTTTCAACTATTTATATCTTTATCTCGACCAACTCATTGGTTGCCTGTACATTATTGTTGAACTGAGTTTCTACGTCCTTTGAGAACGTACCTCTTAAATTTGTATCGAGACTTGGCATAATCATTACGATCTGAGTATTCAAGCTTCCGTCC